GTTAAAGGACGAGCCAACGGCTGGACTGAGTCGGGTTTGTTGGTGAATAAAATGCACTTACTCTTGTGGGTGCATTTTTTAATATGCTTTATCTGCCGCTATCTCAAATCGCATAGATTTTCCAGTGGCTTAAATCAACGAAATTGGGTATAATAATCACTAGAGATACCCGCCCGATTCTACTTGATGTGGATTTGCGCGGGTATTTTTAGTTGACGTTTCTCAGTCTTTTGCCACTAAGAACAGACACAGTGAACTTTATCGAATGTTCTTTGCAGTAATCGATTCCAGCCTTTATAACGTCGTCATAACTTACCTGGTGATTGTCCGTGATATCAACAATAAGTCTAGTTATGCCTTCCTTACTCATAGAGTTTTCAATCGAATTCTCTATGACATTTTTTGGCGAAGCCGATTCATTAGGAGCTTTTAGTTCATAGCCGTTAGTCATATCACATCTACCGATAGTTATCGTTCTACCGTTAGGCAAATCAACAGAATAATGGTCTTTAATAAAATCAACCGTGAGACCAATATCACTCATTCTTCCAGCAGTAAGGTATTCTCGCTCTAACACCTTTTTCTCAGCAAATTTACTATCCCTAACTACTTCATTTTTCTCCCCGTAATTTTCAATGTAATGGATTTCAGTCGGAGTGCCGTTATAGAGCCACCTAAAATCTCTTGTCTCACATTCGGCAATAATCGCAAAACGATTCTCCCACGTAGGCTCGAGTCCAAGTGTGTTGGCGCATTCAACCCAGCGAGCATACATCTCTTCTGGCTTGTATCCATCAATGGTAGTTTCTTTTGTTCCTGGAACAATGATGCAGTCACAGTGGAGATGGAACTTATGCCCAAGACCTCCCGCCTTTAATTCTGACGTGTAGTCAAAACCACGTGACGACAGCATAAAGCACCAGCCGCAGGTCTCTGTGCCGGATGGAACTCTTGCCCAGCGAATATTCGAGCGAGCAACGTTTCTGTACATATTAGTATTGGCTTCACGATGTACATAAAAACGAGTAAGCGTTGCACAAGCGTCAATAAACTTCTGGTTGTTACCATCAACTAAGTCTTTCGCAAGGTAATGAACTTTTTTCTCGACTAAACCATGCTCAATAGTCTGCTGATAACGAAATCTTGCCTTGACACCTTCTGCTTTTACTATCTCATCAAACAACTCCCCCGCAAGCTCTCCCGCTTGAGGAGAAAAGGCGTTGAGGGCTTGTTTAATTGATTTAATGGCCATGTTGCGAAGATCTGCTACTGAGGCGTTAGGGTTAGCAGTTCTGAGTGCGTCGTAATAGTCAGACATAAATTCAGCCGCATCATTTGCGGCCGAATCAAGCTCTTTTCTATACTGCGAAATTCTATCCTTGCTTACCTGCATCAATTACACCGTCCAGTAAATCTTGATTGTCAACTGGAGTCTTTGCAGCCTTTGCGGCAAAGCGTGCCCTAAGAAGCTCCTGTGCTAAAGCTCTTTCCTTATCACTTTCAAGCCTTTGAACTTGGTCATCTGTAAAGCCAAGTTCCTCAAGAAGAATCTCAGAATTGACAATCCACGGAACAGCCTGAGCAATCTTGAGCATGGAATCAGCCTGGGAAACAATTGACGGCATCGCAGGATTGCGCCATTTAGCCGTGATATTAGGTTCTGTTGTAAGCACCTCGGCAAATGATATGTTTCTCTTAACTGCCAACGCCATAAGAGCAATATCTCGAAGAGCTTCACCGTTATCAGCGTTGAGGTTTTGAGCATCAACAACCAAAGGCTCTTTTGCAGCGTAGATTGCTTCTGCTGAACTTGGGTTATCAGATACAATTCCGAGCTCTGAGATTGGAACATTGGTCTCGGCAGAAAAACGAGCTGCAAGCGAGCGCATGTAATCGATGTGCGGTTGCATTGAACCCTGCTGCAGCTGTCCAAACGTTGGGGTATCTCCGTCGGCGTCTTTCGAAACCGCAAAGATTGAACCGATATATGCATCCCATTTTGAGAGCTTGTTGAGAGCATCCGGGTCAGCACCAACAAGGTACTTTTGAGGTGCCGTCATAAACTCAGCAGCGACTTCAGCGCGTACACTTGAGCGCATTGCGTCATCAGTCAGATCCATAACAGCTCGAGTGATGCGCGACTTACCAAATGGGCGGTCAAGCGTTGCCTCGTAGACCAAAGGCTCCATGAGACAACGGCCCATTCCATGTGGAATGTATTCGGCAACCCAGCGAGTTGAGTCGAGTGGTCTACGAATGCGGATAATGTCGGTATCGGTAAAGACATTAATCCACGTTGGGGCATTTCTATGATTTGGTCGATTGTCACGATCAACTACAACAACGCCAGCCTGGATACGATGTAAGCGTTCATCCCAAAGAGCAGCGGCGGATACTGCAGAATATGCAGAAATGATAACTGCCGGTTCTCCCGCGTCAATATCTCCAGCGGTAACCGTAAGAAACGCACAGGAATTTCTAAGCTGGCCTTTAACAGCCTTACGATAGCGTCTCTTGAGGGCGTTTTCACGAACAATAGCCTGTAATTCCTTAGCAGTATCCTCATCCGTGCAAGTAAAACCATCGAACTGAGAGCGGTCAGCAAGAGCATCTACAGCCTTTGCTGGCCATGAAATAGCCTGCTCAAGATTCCTTAGGCCATCAGGCACCGAAATGCCGAGCTGCTGAGGCTTTATATGCATGAGATAGTAACCATCACGCAAGCGATTACGAGCAAGGGTCTTTGAGTAAACTGCACAGAGATTTAAAACTGTCTGCCTATCTTCTTTTCTCAGTCCAGCCGCTGTTGCAATTGCAACAGGAATAATTCCAATTGTCACCAGACTACCTGCTTTCTAGCTGGGTTTCGTTTAGTGGTCCTAACGCCATAAAGTGCAAGTGCCGCAGATTCAGCAGCGGTACACGTTGCTTTTGGAGAATCTCCAAATCCAAAGCCACCGTTATTTCCAATTGCACGCCTGGACGAGCCTGTAACAGACTCGTCCAGTGCTGGAGAGGGGACGTGGCATATACTGTGTGCTCCAACTTCATCAACAAATCTTGAAGCTGCCGCTACAGCCTGTTTTGTATCGCAAAGAACAATGCCCCGTTTTGGAAAACGTAGCTCCTGCAAGCGTTCAGCCAGCTGAGTTGCGCCAGAACGGCCATCAATAACAACGCATGCAATGCGACTCTCGCGTTCCTTGATCCATTGAGCGAGGTTTTGACCAGCACCATATGCGTCTGCGATATCCACGAGCTCAACATAAGCTGTTGGGTTATCTTGCTGAGTTAGAGCTGCTGAAATTGCTACTTTCTTTCCATCAAGGGAGTACTTAATTCCAAAAGCCAGAAGCCCATCGTCATAAGGCTCTTCTGTTATGCACTCATTCCAGTCATTTGCATTAACGATATACTCAACTGAAGTATCGAGCGTTGACCACCAGCCGAGACGCTCACGAGCAAATCCATCTTTTGTCATCTGATGCCATTCGTTGAGCACTGCTCTTTCTGTGATACGAGAGCCGAGAGCCGGATTAGTCTCATAAGCAAGGTCGAGTGCTTCTTCATCGCTGGTACCCTCTCTCGGAACCGATTTTGCGGCCCATTCAAGCCACCAAGCCTCGCCAGGACTATCGGAATGAGCTGTATCGTGCATTCGTTTGAATACCGTTCCTCTGCAGGTTGGGTCTGGCGGTGTTCCGATATATATGACTTGCGGAGAACCATCTTTAGATGCAGAAACTGTTGGCAAAATAGCATTCAGCTGAGCGTCTGTAAGCTCCTGTGCCTCATCAATAATAATGAGTGAGCGTGTGCCTCCGCGTGCCTTTGATGTCGTGCGGGTTGAAAACTTTAGCCTTCCGATTGCGCGTTTGCCACTTTTGTAATGCCCACAATCAAAGAGTAAGTACTGCTTGCCTGGCTGCCTATACGCCTTAAGAAGAAGTTCAGCTAAGTCTGGATACGTCTCATCGTCCGTAAAAAGGTTCACGATCATATCAAAGAACTCATCAACGGTATCAGCATTGTGGGCTGAATAGACAACGTCCATTCCACAAATCGCCGCACACCAAATACCGTAGAGTCGTGCGGCAAACGATTTGCCATTTTGACGTGGCTTGGCTGCACCAATAGTTTCAGCCGCCGGCATACCTTTAGCGTCTTTAGCCATATAAAGTTCAAGCTCATATTTTTGTGCATCGTCAAGCTTAAACCCGTAATGAGAAAACATATTTATGCAAGCTTTTGCATCAGAATGATGGTATTTTCCAATGCGTTCAAAGGTCGGCTTTTGATTTCCAACACGTTTTTTACGCCTTGGCATCACGAGACCTCTTTGAGATATGTCTTTCTGGCTCGTTTAGCAGGGCTTGGCTTTTTAACTGCAAGTAACTTCTCTTTTTCCATTACGTCGACTTCGTCAACTACCTGGACGAATGTCTTTACAATGGCTGCAAAATCACGGCCAGACTCACAATCATCTAGCTTCTTTGCCATAGTTATCTGCAGTGCTTTATAGATGTCATACCGACTGCCTTCCCTGCAAATAGTGACTAGTTTCTTGGCCATTAAGACCTCCTTTCAGGCTCACTTCACTGTGGAAAATTTGAGGGTTCGCTATATTCTGACTATGCCAAGGGGCGTCTTTTTGGGGCCATGGGAGGGCATACCCCCCTACCACAGACGCGTTCTTACAATAGGTAGTGCATTACCCTTAAGCTCGTCCATCATGCGGTTACCGCGCTTCTGGTTGCATATGCGGTGCGCCGCTTTGACATTCTCTGGGTCACATGCGGCAGCTCGTCTTTGTTCAAGAGGTAATCTCGAGACAGGTACGACCTCGTCCATCTCAAAGCTCATTGGGTCACCAGCAGGAAGCGAGTAATCAATTGGCATACCGCAAATGTGACACGGTTCTTCTCTTGCAATCATCTGCTTACGCAACTGATCTCTAGCATATGAGCGTCTGATGTTGTAACTCATTTGCTCACCTGCCTAACAAAAAAGCGCCCTGGCTTATAACCAGAACGCTTATTAGTTCCTTTGTTGCGTAAATCGCTACTGTACATAATATCACAAAACAGTACGCAAGAGTACGCAAGAGTGCGCAAAACTTAATTTCTCGAGTTCTCCATATCTTTACGAATAAGTTCTTTGATATAGCTCGAGCGGTTCTTCTTTGACTCTAGAAACTCTAACAAGTCTTTATCGCTTGGATACAGGTTAAACATAATCGCCTTAACGTT